CAAGTCTAATGCTTTACCTAGATTGATTAAATCTGTACCAAATACACCAGTTGACAAACTTATCCCAGTAACATCAGCAGTGATTAAATCATTCATGTTACTATATGTACCATCTAAAAACGTCAATGAATTATACATTGCTGTTATTGATTGGTTGGAATACTCAATAAATGATCCAGCACTAATGAATGATCCTACAAAGTCATTGTACATTCCAGAAAGTGCTAGTGTATTATTATAATTAAATTCAGAATATGCTTGTAGTGGAAATATTCTAATATATCCATAACTAGCATTTTCACCTGTATAAGCAATGTTGTAACTTTCGCTTTGAACATAATTAGGAGGAATGCTATTGCCCAATGCAGGTATAGTTGAACTTCCCATAGATTTAAGATTGTTATAAGTTGTTAAACTTAAGTCACCTGCGTTGTATCTAACCCAGCCCTCTCGGATAGCGTTTGTTGCATTGTTTAATACTGTGTTTGATATTATAGTACCGTAAGTGTAATTATTAGCACCAGTACTAGAACCAACAATATTGGCTGTGGGTTGATTAATCCAAAAGCCTTTGCCTTGGAGTAAACCACTCATTACGTTAACGCCCAACGGGCTTTGTTTTCCTGTATTGCTCATTATGGTACAAATATATCAGGACTACCTTGAATGATACTATGTCCGCAAGTGTTTCCTGATCCTATTCTTAATACAGGATCACCCTCTGCGAATACTGTAGGGCTTCCTTGTGTAGTAGTGGGTGCAGCATGAGGGGGATGTGGTTTGCCCCACGGGGCATGAGGGGTAATGCCGCTTACATGCAATCCAACGGGTATTCCATTAGCAAATACCGTAGCGGCGCCGCGAATAATTGTCCCGCCTGTTTGATTTGCATCACCCATCCTACTCAATGCTGCCATCTTACCCCATTACAATTTTCTTATCCGGTAGCTTAATACCAGTCGTTGCCTCAATATACTTATCTTTGATGTTATCATCAGTGTTAGCATAAAACGCAATCGCACTAGTATTTAGCGTAACATTTCCTCGTGCCTCTGCGGTAAACATGCTGGGAATCATCTGCATTCCCTGTTGACTTGGTGCAATTGATACTGGATCTGTTACTATGATATTGTCACGAGTTATCTCAATAACTTTAGTGATTACTTCTTCACCACTGTTCAACTTGATGGTATATATTTTTCCTGCTTCCATTAGACACTTTCTGTTAATTTTTTCTTGAGTTCTGTAAACCCACCCACAAGTTCTCCGTCTAGGAAGATTTGTGGAACTGTACGAGCAGTTGGTACTGCTTCTAGTAATTCTTCTTTTGTATAACCGTCTCCGATTTTCTTTTCTTCAAACATTATCCCTTTGCTCTTTAGCAATGCTTTTGCTTGGTCACAATAAGGACAGTGGTACCTACTCCATAATACTGCTGTCATTCTATTTCCTTTTATAAATTTGGTAATTGATCGTAATCAAGTTGTTCACCCATTACACCCAAAACGTAATTGGTGCTTTCAGTTTCTTGTAATGCTGATTGCTTCTTACTAGTATCAACGTGTTTAGTAAACCAAGGTATAGGAGTACTTTTTGGACTGTTACCTTGATACTTAATACCAATCTCTTTCAATGCCCCTACTGCTGTATAATCAACAAAGTCTTTCAATACATTGGCATTCAATCCAATGACAGGACCTTTGTTAAACAAATAATCTGCCCAGGCTTTTTCTTCACGGATAACATCTGCATATAATGCATATACTTCACCTTCACATTGACCTTTAATATCAGCAAAGCGTTGGTCATCTTTGATTACTTGATTAATAATGTAGGCAGTCCAGCCTTTATGGAGAAGTTCATCTTGGAGAATTAAACTGATAATATTGCCATTACCAATAAAGATTTTGTTCTCAACCATTGCTAGACTAGTAGCAAATGATACCATAAAGCGGAATGCTTCCAAAGCGTATGAAGCATGTAAGGCCATCCAAATTGCTCTTACATGCTCAATTTCTTCTACGGGTTGACCTAACGCTTTTGCACAGTTGATCCTGTGTAGGTCTTCATAATACTTGCCAACACTACTGGCCATGTCAATAATTTCTTGTGTATCATGTATAGTGTTGAATACTTCTTTAGGCACATTATAAATGTTACGGATAATGTGACTATAACTCTTACTATGAATATTAGTTTCAAAGAAGGTCCAATTGTATATCAATGCTTCTAATTCAGGTAAGCTGACTACCGGCATGAATACTTGACTTGGTGCTCGTCCTTGTAAACTATCTAATGCTGTTTGTCTTAACAAGTTACTAGTGAAGATATGTTTAACTGCATCACTAGCATCTTTGAAGTCGTTGGCATCTTTTGTTAAACTGATTTCTTCTGGTTGCCAAAAGAATCCTCTTGCTGTTTCTTCAAATTTAGCGATCTTTGGATACTTTACTTCCTCAAATCGTTGAATAGTAACTGGACCAGCTGGGTCTAGAAACATCTTACGATTTAAATAGTCTGTCTTTGTTGTTAAGTTATATTGTTGTTTTGACATTTATTACCCTTTAATCTGTTCTCGTTTTTCACGATATTCTTGATATAGTTCAATTTCTTTCATGTTGACTAAATGTCCTGCAGCAGTAATATGATTTTTCAACATACCCTCACTGAGCCATTGCAATCTTTGTTTAAATTCTTCCAAATTTGCACATTTCATATACTCATATGCATTCATGAGTTCTTTTCTTAGTGCTGCTAATTTTTGTTGTTTGGTCATAATTTACACGCCTCACATTCAGCTTCATCATCAAAGTCAATTGGTTCTAACATTGTTGGTGCTATCTCAGCATCAGCTTTACTACCTTGTTTGTTAATCAAACTATAATAAAAAGTTTTTAGGCCCCAATAGTGACTTTGCATCAAGTTTTTTGCTATCAATGTAGTTGGAACTTTACGATCTGCATAGTGTGCAGGATTATAAAATGTATTTGTACTGATACTTTGATCTACGTAAGCTGCCAATACTGCCGCAGTCTTTAAGTAACCATCGCAATCCTTTTGTTCCCACATCAATTGATATTTGTGCTTTAGTTTATGATATTCTGGAACAACTTGAGTAAAACTTCCTGCTTTAGATTCTTTTACTGATATTAAACTCATTGGCAGTTCAATGCCGTTTGTGCTATTGATAACTACACTACTTGATTCTACTGGAGCGATAGCCATTTGTGTAGCATTACGCACACCGTGTTCTTTCATCTGTGTACGTAGTGTTTCCCAATCTAATTCTGGAGTAAAGTCTGCTAGTTCATTAACACCGTTAGCACGTAGTTCCCAAGGAAAGATACCTTGACCATATCTTGTTTTGTCACTACCTTCACACTTGCCGCGTTCTTTTGCAAGTTCTACACTAGCTTCAGTTAAATAGAATGCTAGATGTTCTGCCCAGGTTTTAACTTCTTGTAGCGCATCTTTCTCTCCATACTTCAACCCACGCTTTGCATGCCAGTATGCTAAGTTAGTAATACCAATACCCAACGGACGAATCTCATCATTAGATAGTTTAGATTGTATGCTTAGGAAGTCTTGATAGTCAAGAATATTATTAAGACTGCGGTGTAAGATACGACTGGCGCGGCGCATATCTTCGGGATTTCTGAATGCACCGTAGTTCATACTTCCAAGTGTGCATAACGCAATGCGTCCTTCTGCATCATCAAGACGTTTGAATGACTTAGTTGGTAATAGGATCTCGCAACATAAGTTGCTTTGATAGATAGTGTGGTACTCGGGATCAAACGGACCCTGCTTCATTACATTGTCAATGAACACTAGATAGATACGTCCTGTATCAGTGCGTTCTTTCAGTATGCCTGACTTGAACACCTCTTCGGCACTCATGGTCTTCTTACGTAGTCCTTTTTGCTTTTCATACTTAACGTATAGTTCCTCAAAGAGTTCCGTATTAGAGTAGAACGCTTGATAGAGGTCGGGGACTTCGTTAGGGTCGAAAAAAGTGATATTTTCTTTGTTCTTAAATCTACGCCAAAAGAAAGCCGATAGCACGACCCCGTAATCCATGTGTCTAACACGGGTTTCTTCTGTTCCTTGGTTGTTCTTGAGTACGATAAGGTCATCAAACTGATGATGCCATATAGGATAAAACACAGTAGCACTAGCATTACGAATACCTCCTTGTGAGCAACTACGCAAATCACCAAACCACTTCTTTAAGAATGGTATCATTCCAGTATGCATGATTTCGCCACCGCGAATGGGACTACCAAGAGGTCGCAAACGTCCAATCTCTAGGCCAATGCCAGCACGTTTGCTAGCATACTTGGCCATCATTTCACCAGAAGCGAAAATACTATCCAGGTCATCGTCACTCCGAATAAGTACGCACGAACTGAATTGCTTAGTAGGGGTACCGAGACCAGCGAGGACAGGAGTAGCAAGGGTAAAAAGTCCGTCAGATGCTGCATTGTAGTATTCCTTTATATAGCGCATTCTAGCATTGTTCGGTTCTTCTTTATGAAAAACAGTAGCTGCTGCAATCATATAACGAACTTGTGGTGTTTCGTAGATTTCTTTTGTGCTACGATTCTTTACTAGATACTTTTCAATAAGTTGCTCAATGGCGGCATAACTATAAGTTTCATCCTTAGAATGATCTAACATATCATTCATCTTATTCCAATCTTCTTCAGTATACCATTCTAGTAATTCTTTTGTGTATAGTCCTGTAGCTACATTCTTTTTAACAATTTCGTACAACGGAGGTACCGCATAAGTACCATATACATCCTTACGCAGCATACTCATACGTTGCTTACCGGCTACATATTGATAGTTAGTGTGCCCAACATCTGAATTTGATTCAACGTCAATCAAATCAACGATTGCCCGTAGTGTTATATTATCTATTTGACTTGTAGTAATGCCATCATAGAAGTGTAATTGTGACTTAATCTCAATCATACTTGGGCTTACATCTGCTATTCCGTTACATACTGTTGCTACTTGTGCTTGCCATTTCTCCAACATCAATGGCTCTTTTTTACCATTACGTTTTACTACATTAATAATCATTCTTCACCTATTATAGTTTTTTATTTATTTTGGTCATGTCTATATGACTAGTCACTTTGAAATTGTTTAGACTATTACTTATGACCGTGTTAGGGTGGTAATTACATATATATTTTGCGCTATTAACCATGACTAGAGAGTATTCTTCACTATTATCGTCTATTGCGATACAAAAGTCAATGTCGTTGATACCCACTAAGTGTAGAGTATATACCATGCCCAGTCCCCTGGCAATTTGACAGTAGTTATTTTCTACTAGTAATTCCCAAGGTCCGGGCCAGTTATCTATATCAGTTGGGTGAAGATAATGGTTTAATAGTGGTGCAAATTGCCACCATTTGTCTATTGCTAGACAAATAGTGTTAACGTCTTTATCTTCAAGTGATTTTCTTAAGTCGTACCAACTCTTAAGTCTGGCTTCATAGTTTAATTGAAAAACATTAGTCACATACTACTTATCGTTGTATTAGACTACTATTTCTTTCCACGATACAGTTTCTTCATCCCAATTATAGAGCTTATCGTCAGTTGGTCTTGGGGTTGGTGCTTCCCATTGACAAGTATCTTCATTTAATAGCCAGCTATTAAATGGTTGGGGTGCGATAAAAGCATCACGTACACTATCATACGTGAAACCTATGCCTGCATAGTTTTTTCGTAGTGGTGTTCCACCCAATGTATGTTGCCCACCATATGTGTTATAGCTTGTTTGTACCCAAGAAGCCGGGTCTCCCCATAATCCAGAAGCAAGAACGTCTTGTTCTATAACAATTACTTGGGTAACTATTCCGTTTTCTACTTTTGCAAAATGACTCATGATGTATTCCTTTTATGTATTTATATTTATTTTTAATTAAATTATTTTAATTAAAAAGTTATTGAACCTGAACTGGTCCATATATATGTTCTGTACCCACCCGATACTAGATAAGTTGGACTTCCTGTAGTAGTGGTTGCAGCTTCAAACGAGTCAGAGTAACTAATAATAACAACTCCGTCGCCGCCGGCACCACCGCCACCTGCAGGATAGCCACCGCCCCCGCCGCCTCCACCTGTATACGCAGTTCCAGCAGTACCTCGTACACTATTTCCACCTGATCCAGCACCACCTCCTCCAGTTCCACCGACACCAGCTATTGTTCCATTAGAAAATGTATATGCTGCTCCGCCACCGCCACCTGCAAAATAAGTAGAACCTCCGCTAACTTGTCCTACTCCTGCAGAAGTGGCTTGTGCAGTTGTGATTATAGTAGATGCTAGCCCTACCCCTCCGGCGCCGCCACTAGTGTTAACAACTGCGCTTACTCCAACCGCTCCTGCACCACCACCGCCACCTGCAACATACCCATTTCTACCTAATCCTGCACCACCTGCGTTGCCTTGACCAACAGTACCGGCAGCACCAGGATAGGATGTGTCAGTTTCACTTGAACCGCCACCGCCACCTGAGCCTCCCGAAGTATTAGATCCGCCGGCAGCTACATATGAACCACCGGCGCCACCGCCTACTGCGGTTAGTCCAAACGCAGTAGAACCGCTTCCATTTGTACCGGGAGTAGAGCCTGCGGCTGCTGATTGTGTTGCACCTGCCCCAACAGTAATGGTATAGGTAGTTCCAAGAGTAACAGATGAAGTGCTACTATTTAAATATCCTCCGGCGCCGCCGCCGCCGCCAAATGAAGCTCCGCCCCCACCCCCACCTGCTACTATTAGATAGTTTACACTATCTGGTGCGGTAGCCTCGGGAAGAAACACTACCCCAGCTTCAATAACCGATCCTTCTATAATCATTTTTATTTCCTCTTTAAAAAGTTATTGAACCTGAACTAGTCCACTTGTATACTATATAACCACCGGCAGTAGTGATAGTTGGACTACCAGTTGTACTTGATGCTGACGGATATGTATCTGCGTAACGAATAATTACGATACCTGAACCACCTGCAGCAGTTACAGCAGCATACCCACTACCTCCGCCTCCTCCTGTATTTACAGAGCCGGCCGCACCGCTTCCGCCACCTGCGGCACCATTTCCACCGCCATATGAAGCAGTACCACTTACTGATGACCCGCTGCCGCCACCACCTCCTGCATAATTGGTAGATGATCCTGAAATAGATGACGTAATACCTACACCACCATTTCCACCAGTAGCAGCAGTCGCAGTTCCTCCTATTGCACCAGCACCTCCCCCGCCCCCTGATGCAGTTGCTCCTGTTATAGCTAACCCCCCGTTATAACCTTGTGTACTTGTGCCATAACCCGAAGTACCAGGACTATAAGGGGATGTAGAAGAACATCCGCCCCCGCCCCCTGATCCAGTTGTTCCTGCACTAGTAGCTAATCCGTTTTGCAGCGTGGAGCTAAATGCACCACCACCTCCGCCACCAAGACTAGTAATACTTGAAAAAACAGATGAATCTCCGTTTGTACCTTGTACTCCACCACTGGCTGCACCTGCGCCGCCACCGCCAACAGTAACAGTAATTGGTGTCCCGGAGGCTACTGCAAAGCCAGTATCAGTTCTATATCCGCCTGCGCCTCCTCCTCCAAAACTGCCACCGCCGCCGCCGCCGGCTACTACTAAGTATTCAACTGTAGATGTAACAGGAACGAAAGATATTGAACCACTAGTAGTCCAAGTATATATTCTATATCCGCCTGCAGTAGTGATAGTTGGTGAACCAGTTGTACTTGTTGCGGCTGCATAAGTATCTGAATAACGGATAATTACAAGACCTGAACCGCCTGTTCCGCCTACCGATGCATTAGGAGCACTACCGCCTCCACCACCTGAATTTGCTATTCCTGATGTTGCGTTTGCGGATGATGAACCACCTGCACCTCCGCCACCAACGGCGCTAGTAGAGGCAGCACCACCACTATATGATCCTCCTCCACCACCACCACCAGCTATGTAGTAAGTTGCTCCTGATAATACGCCAGCACCGGCTGCGCTTAGTAATGCTGAATATGTTCCAGTACCTGCACCGCCCGGAGCTCCGGCTGAAGTGCCGGGGGCTGAACCCGGTGCGGCGGCGCCGCCACCACCAGCACCACCAGAACTTAAAATTGTGCCGCCGCTTCCTGCTTGCCCATAATATATACTACCTATCGGATTGACCCCTAGACTAGCCTGAGTACTAGAACCACCTCCTTCATTAAAGTATCCGCCACCGCCACCTGAACCGCCATTTCCGCCAGTAGTGTAAGAGCCTCCGCCACCACCGCCCTTTGCAACAACTAAATTACTACCAAAAATAGAGTCACCGCCGGATCCTCCAACGACCGAGGCACCAGATAATACGCCTTTGGTTCCACCTGCGCCTACGGTAATTGCATATGGACCAAGTGCAATTGAGTATGCAGCTTGATAAATGACGCCACCGGCACCGGCGCCGCCGCCCGGAACTGCATTACCTGGGTACTCCCCAGTTCCTCCACCGCCACCGGCAACTACCAAGTATTCAACCGTAGAGGGTGCGATCAGGACTCCATCGGTTAAATCAACCCCATCTTCAATAGTCATTCCTTCTACAATCATTTTTATTTCTTCTTTAGAAAGTTATTGAACCTGAACTAGTCCAATTGTATATTATATATCCGCCGGCATTAGTGATAGTTGGGCTACCAGTTGTACTTGTTGCGGCTGCATATGTATCTGGGTAGCGAATGATTACAATACCAGAACCACCTGCACCACCATTAGAATTATTTTGCCCGCCGCCGCCACCGCCACCTGTATTAGTTGTTCCGTTAGTACCTACTCCAACAACAGACCCTGCCCCGCCGCCACCTAGTCCTCCGGCTCCCGCAGAGCCTCCACCGTAGGCACCTCCCCCACCGCCACCTGCGTAATATGTTGCCGTACCAGATATACTAGACGATAGACCGTCACCTCCGGGCCCTGCTACGCTAGTTGCTGTGTTGCCTGCAGTTCCGGCTGCACCAGCACCGCCACCGCCACCTCCGCGATAATTGTTAGTACTTCCTGCACCGGCACCTCCATTAGTTCCTTGGCCTGATGTGCCAGAGCCAGCTGCCTGGTTGACGCTTAATCCGTAGCCATTTCCGCCGCCACCTGAGCCTCCGTTGGCGCCTGCTCCACCTACTGCTTCAGTTGCACCTGCACCGCCGCCCAATGAGATGATAGAACCAAACACAGAATTGAGTCCGTTAGTAGCAGCAGTTGTTTGGTATCCTACTCCACCGCTGCCACCGGTGCCAATTGTAACTGTTATAGGAGTGCCTGCACTTACCGCATATCCTGCGGCAGTTAATAATCCACCGGCACCACCTCCGCCTCCATTTGAGCCACCGCCTCCTCCGCCGCCAGCAACTACTAAGTATTCAACTGTAGAAGGAGCTGCGGGAAGTGGATTTCCAAAAGATACTACACCTGAACTAGTCCAAGTATAAGTTTTATACCCACCGGCATTAGTGATAGTTGGGCTACCTGTAGTTAGTAAATCCGAGTATGTATTTGGATAAGTAATAATAACTACCCCACTACCGCCATTGCCACCAATATTGGTATTAGTGGAATAATTTTGGGCTGCACCACCGCCGCCGCCGCCTGTTCCGGCGCCGCCGGATCCGGCTGTTAGTGTACCAACTTGAGCTCCGGTCCCTCCGCCTCCAGTTCCACCCGCTGCACCACCTCCACCATTTGATGCACCACCGCCACCGCCACCTGCATATGTATTACTATCTAGCCAGATTGATCCGGCGCCGCCTGCACCAGCGGTACCACCACTACGATCTCCACCCACAGCACCAGCGCCGCCTCCCCCACCTGCTCCTTGATTGCCACCGCCACCAGTGCCACCTGCACCACCATTATTTCCTTGGCTTGGACTAGTTGCTGGGGTATTTCCGTTAGCAGTAGCAGCACCACCTGATCCACCATTGCCGCCACCCGAACCACCTGATCCACCGGTCTGCGAGCCAGTATCGCTGCCACCTCTACCGCCGCCGGCAGCACTATAACCAAATGCAGACGATGCTACTCCGTTTGCAGAATCTGTAGCACTGGTATTTTTGGCGCCCAGGCCACCTGCACCCACTGTAATGGTATATGTTACTGCACTAGAAACTGCTAGTGTAATAAATGACCTAAATCCGCCTGCGCCTCCACCTGCTCCGCCATTATTGCTTAATGAAGCACCACCTCCACCTCCACCTCCAACTATTAGTAAATCAATAGTGGGCGGCGGGTTTAAGAACAAAACGCCAGTCGTAACAGTTACCCCTTGTATAATCATTTTTATTTCTTATTTAAAAAGTTATTGAACCTGAACTAGTGAATTTATATGTTCTATATCCACCGGTATTAGTAATAGTTGGGCTACCAGTTGTACTTGCTGCTGCTGCGTACCCAGATGGATAACGAATAATCACGACACCAGAGCCACCGGAACCAGCTGTTCCGGTGTATGCAGCACCTCCGCCACCGCTACCGGAATTTGCTACACCACTACCTGCATTTGCATATGGTGCTAAAGGGTCTCCACCGCGACCACCGCCACCTGTACCACCGGCACCATAGGTACCAGAACCCACTGATGTACCGCCGCCACCGCCTGCATAGTAATTACTGTCTACCCATTGATACCCTGCTCCGCCGGCACCGCCCTGATTGCTACTAGCGGTTTGCCCTACTGCGCTAGCACCACCTCCGCCACCCGATGGAGCACCGGCAAGACTGCCCGCACTGGTTCCACCTGCATATCCTTGCCCTGCTGTGCCAGCACCGCCTGCATTTGTTCCCCAACCCGATCCACCTCCGCCAGAACCTCCTGATTGACCAACACCACCATTAAGATAACCACCGGCACCGCCACCTATTGCAGTAGTCATTCCAGTCATACTTGAATTAGTACCAGATATGGGCGCGACCCCGTATGTTTGTCCAGTACCGCCTGCACCAATTGTAATAGTTATTGGTGTTCCAAACACAGTTAGAGTATAGCTACCCAAAACTAGTCCTCCGGCACCGCCTCCACCTGCAGGCTCACTGTAACCACCCGAACTTCCACCCCCGCCGGCTACTATTAAATATTCAATCAAAGCTGGTGGCATTAGGAATGATACACCTGGTTCTACATTTATTCCTGGAGTTATAAGCATCTACTTTATCCTTAAAAAGTTATTGAACCTGAACTGGTCCATTTGTATATATAATATCCGCCTGCATTAGTGATAGTTGGACTACCAGTTGTACTTGATGCTGCTGCGTATGTATCTAGATAACGAATAATTACGACACCGGATCCACCACTACCACTAGTACTACCACCTCCGCCGCCCCCACCACCGGTATTAACTGTGCCTGCTGTAATACCTGTGTCAACATAGCCTCCATTTCCGCCGCCACCGACTCCACCAACTCCTGCATGTGAATAATAAGGAGGCGAGGGAACATAACCTACCCAAGTTCCTCCACCTCCACCGCCTGCATAAGCAACCGATGAGCCAGTAATAGATGAATATAATCCTGCCCCACCGTTTCCTTTAGTTCCATCAGGTGTATCAATGCCGGTTGATGCTACAGTACCTATTCCGTCGCCGGATCCAGCATATCCACCGGCGCCGGCTCCGCCGCCACCGCCTCCGGATCCGTATGATACCGAAGAATATCTACCAGAGGTTCCGCCATTATTACCTTGTCCCGCAGTTCCGGTGCCAGCAGTTGAACCATTGTAAAGCGTAGCTCCTCCACCTGATCCGCCGTTACCGAGGCCAGTACCGCCACCAACAGAAGTGACAGTAGTAAAGATACCATCAGATAATTGAGAATTTGTTCCTGCCGAGCCGACTCCACCAGCTCCTACTGACACTGTTATAGCAGAACTTACAGTAACACTTAATCCAGTTGCAGTTAAATATCCACCAGCACCGCCGCCTCCCCCGTAGCCGGTGCCACCTGCTCCGCCGCCAGCAACTACTAAATATTCAATTGTAGGAGGCGGAACTGGGGGAGCCTGTACATATACACCTGCACCAATATATAATCCTGAAGTTATAAACATATGATTTATCCTTAGTAAGTGAGTGTACCTGAACCGGTAAATGTATATATTCTATATCCACCGGCTGTAGTAATTGTTGGACTACCGGTTGTAGATGAAGCTAAAGGAAATGTGTCTAGATAACGAATGATTACCACACCAGAACCACCGGCCCCACCGGTGCTAGAATACAGGCCGCCTGCACCGCCACCGCCGGTATTTGCAGTGCCGTTGATACTTGGTCCATAATTACTGCCACTACCGCCTCCGCCCAACCCACCTGCAGAATATTTTGTACCACCACCACCGGCATAATAAGTAGAGATACCGCTGATATCATACTCCTTGCCAACGCCGCCGTTCCCTGTATAAGTGCCACCGGCTGCACCTGCGCCGCCGCCAGCACCCATGTAATAGGCAGCTGCATTTCCACCATCATTACCAAAACCACCCCATACGCTAGCGGGTTGTAGTCCTGTACCCGGGAGACCAAAACCGCTACCGCCACCTTGTGTGCCGGCACCTCCACCCGAGCCTCCACTGGCTGCTGTAGCAGTCCCGACTGATCCCATGCCACCACCTAGTGCGGTAAGGTTTAAAGAACTGCTGGCTATTGTGGTGTTTGCCCCACTTGACGATTCTGCTGCTCCACCTGCTCCAATTGTAATAGTTATTGGTGTTCCAAACACAGTTGTATAGCTACCCGAAACTAGTCCTCCGGCACCACCACCACCACCACCGGCGGTTCCTCCACCAACTCCGGCTCCGCCACCGGCAACTACTAGATATTCAACTGGAATGGGAGGACGGTTGAATGTTAAACCTGAACCAACATATATTCCTGAAGCTATAATCATTTACTTTATTCCTAAAACGTAATTGAACCTGAACTGGTCCACTTGTATATTCTATATCCACCGGCTACTGTGATAGTTGGACTACCAGTTGTACTTGTTGCTGCGAGGTCAGTATCTGGGTAGCGAATGATTACGATACCGGAACCACCTGCAGCACCACCTCCGTAATTACCACCTCCACCCCCACCTGTATTGGCTGTACCAGCTACTGCGGCTACTGAAGGGGAGTACGAACCACCAGCGCCGCCGCCCCCGATGCCGCCAGCGCCAACACTTCCGGGTACTCCGGTATAGGTTCCGTTGGGCCAAAGTGCGGTACCGCCGCCGCCCCCTGCATAATAAGTAGAAGTTCCACTAATAGATGATGCAATACCCGGACCGCCGGCACCACCAACGTTATTGACAGCAGCACTTGACCCAGCACCACCTGCTCCACCGCCACCGGCAGCATTTCTATCACCAAATGCAGCATATCCATATATACCACCGTTATTTCCTTGCCCTACAGTGCCGGAACCAGCCCCACTTGGCGTGCCACTGGCACTGTCCCATGTGCCGGCACCGCCGCCACTGCCGCCACTGCCGCCTTGTACTGACCCAGATCCTGGCATCGGGCCGCCGAAACCTCCACCATACGTTAAAATTGAACCAAACACAGAGTCTACTCCATTGGTGTTTGCGGCTCCGCCTGAACCAACCGTAACAGTTATTGCGGAACCAGTAGCAACTGCATATCCTGCAGCAGTTAATAATCCTCCGGCGCCACCACCACCACCGCCACCACCACCACCACCACCAGCTACCACTAAGTATTCAACTGTAGAAGGTGCTACAAGCGGTGGCTCTATTGCTACACCCAACCCAATAATTAAACCCGGAGTTAAAATCATCTACTTTATTCTTAAAAAGTTATTGAACCTGAACTGGTCCATTTATACACTCTATATCCACCTGCTACTGTTATTGTTGGCGATCCTGTTGTACTTGATGCTTCTGCATATGTATCTGCATAGCGAATAATTACAATGCCAGAACCACCTGCACCACCGCCGTGTGAACTATATGAAGAAGTAGCATCACTACCGCCGCCGCCTCCACCTGAATTAATTCCACCAGCACCAGCAATAACTCCTACTCCGCCATTACCACCACCATTGCTACCACCGGTGCCCCCAGTTGAGCCAGAATATGTACTACCGCCTCCACCACCACCTGCTCCACCATTACCGCCCGTTACCCCACTATTAAAACAACCCCCACCGCCGCCGCCAGAATAATATGTTGCTGTTCCTGAAATTGAAGTTTGTAATCCTATCCCTCCGTTTGCGCCTGAAGGGAAAGATGCAGCAATAGCATTTGAGCCTTGTGCACCGGCTCCGCCGCCACCGCCCGCACCACCACCACTACCATCAATACCTCCGCCACCGTTATATCCTTGTCTTGGAGGGCCCGAAACGCCAGCGCCGCCACCTGATGCAACACTGCTACTACCAGAATCGGCGCCGCCACCGCCAGAACCGCCGGTGCCACCTATTGAAGCAATTGCTGATGCTCCGTAACCGCCTCCAGAAGCAATAACAGTTGAAAATACAGAGTTACTACCAACAACCCCGAGGTTTGCCCCATTTGCCGCACCGCCGTTACCACCTGCTCCTACAGTAACAGTAATTGCAGATCCAGAAGAAACAGATAATCCAGTATCAGTTAAATAGCCGCCTGCACCTCCACCGCCACCTAGCCATCCTCCGCCTCCACCGCCACCGGCAACTACTAGATATTCTACTGTTGATGTTACCGGCAGTGCTGGCCAGGTGATTGAACCACTAGTAGTCCAAGTGTATATTCTATATCCACCTGTTACTGTTATTGTTGGCGATCCTGTTGTACTTGATGCTTCTGCATATGTATCTGCATAGCGAATAATTACAATGCCAGAACCACCTGCTCGGTTAGGATTTCCAGTATAGCCACCACCACCACCACCACCACCGGTGTTTACTGTTCCGACAGTTGGGCCAATAACATTGAAATTTCCACCATTGCCGCCGCCCCCGGCACCACCTGTAGTAGTTGAACCAGAGCCAGTATATCCGCCGCCGCCACCCGCATATGAAGTAGCAGAACCTGATATTGATGATGATGTACCTGCACCTCCATTGCCACCTTGATTAGCAGTTGGAGCAGTTTGTCCATTGGCTGATGCACCGCCACCACCACCACCTGAATTATTAGATGAACCATTACCCCCGGTATTCCCTTGACTAGGGGTAGTTGACGGTGTATTGCCAGCCGCACCTGTAGAAAAACTGCCGCCACCTGAACCACCGGCAGATGCGCCTAAACCATTATATGATCCACCGCCTCCACCACCTGCAGAGGTGATAGTTCCAAATACGCTATTATCTCCAATAACTCCAGAAGATGTAGAAGTGCCAGCAGTGATACCGCCACCAGCACCCACGGTAACAGTAATAGCAGAACCAGATGAGACAGCTAGTTCGGTGTTTGTTCTATAACCACCGGCGCCGCCGCCACCAATCCAACCACCGCCACCGCCACCGGCAACTACTAAGTATTCTACTGTAGGTGGTGCTATGGGTGGTGCGGGTGGTTCTAAAACATATCCACCGGTAAATGAGACTCCTGAAAAAATCATATTAAATACTTTGCTATATTTATCATCTTATATTATGCTGTCTTAATTACAGCAAAGTTAAGTATTGGTGATTCAGCAGGGGTAACTGCCAATCTATTGAAAATTTGCACTTGGAATGAGCCTGCTGCTACGTTTGACACACCAATTTGATATGCAGTAGTATTACCAGTTCTTTGATTTAAAATAATTACATCAGTTGCGGCTACAGTAGTATTAGTAACGGTGAACACATTTGCTGTATTAGCAGTAGTAGTTGAACTAACCAATGTAATAGCACCAGTAACGTTACTGATCGTGACAGCAGTATCACGACTAGTTAATTGAGTAGCTGCGCCAATAGTAGCATTATATCCTAACCCACCTTGCCCAGTTACACGCAAGTTGGCGCCCATGTTGACGTTACCTGTTATATTAGCAGTACCGGTAATATTAGCACCAGTACCAGTGACAGTTAATGTGGTATTACCAACTGCTGCTATAGTAACGTTCCCGTTAGCTGTTGCTATATAAACATTACTATTACCATTTGCTACTGTACCAATAATATTACCAAAGAAACGAGAGTTCCCGGCTACCATTAATGAATAAGGGTTAGTAATAGTTGCGTTAGTTCCTGCTGTTGGACCAGCTGGGATATAGAATGTAGCAGCATTTGTAAATGTTACACTAGTATTTGCTGCTGCTAATGTTGGTACACCAAATGCATGTATAGCAGAGTTCGCAATAGTTGCTGATGCCGCGGCTGAGTTGTCTGTGTAGGTTGATGCTAGAGTTCTTATGCCCATAACACCAGTTACAGTTGATACGTTAGCATTACCCGTGACTGCACCATTTGCGGTGTAGCTATTAGATGTTATTGCGTTTGCACCTGCAATGTTACCACCGGTACCTGAGCCGATTGTAACATTACCACTTTGTACAACAAGGTTACCGGTGATGTTAGCGTTTGCAGCTACATTCATACTAGTATTAGTAAAGTTTACTACGTTAGCTGTGCCAGAAACGCTTACAAGAATATTACCACTAGCAACAGGGATAGCAAAGTTGCTAGTGCCATTGCTAAGACCGGACGCTATCACACTTGTTAAACCACTGCCATTACCATAGAAAAATGCAGCGTTGGCTGTCCCTGTTACATTAATCCCGGTTCCAGTAACTACTAATATATTAGCATTACCGACTGCACTCATGGTAATATTGCCGTTTGCTGCCGGTATATTTACATTACTATTACCATTGCTGATATTTACGATTCCAGATAACTGACTACCATTGCCTAAAAAGGTATTAGCACTGATTACATTAGCACCCGTAATGTTGCCTCCAGATCCTGCACCCACAATCACACTACTACTGAAATTACCAGTATTAGCACCAATAATATTAGCACCGGTAATGTTGCCTCCGGTGCCTGACCCAGTTGTTATTATCCCGGTGATGTTTGCAGTACCTGCAACATTCATACCAGTACCGGTAACAATAACTACATTAGCATTGCCAACAGCACTCATAGTGATATTGCCGTTTGCTGTTGGAATACTTACATTGCTGTTGCCATTACTGATGTTTGAACTACTGCCACTTGCTATACCAGTTAATTGACTACCATTGCCTAAAAAATATGCTGCGGTTACATTAGCACTGAAATTACCTGTACCTGCAACATTCATACCTGTTCCAGTTACAATAACAATATTAGCATTGCCATCAGAACTCATAGTAATATTCCCATTTGCTGATGGAATACTTACATTGCTGTTGCCATTGACTATGGCAGTTGCATTACCCACACCAGTTAACTGACTGCCGTTACCAATGAAATATGCTGCGGTTACATTTGCACTGAAATTACCAGTATTAGCACTTATTACGTTTGCCCCGGAAATGTTACCGCCATTACCAGTGCCAGTTGTTAAATTCCCGGTAATGTTTGCAGTACCTGCAACATTCATACCTGTTCCAGTTACAATAACAATATTAGCATTGCCAACAGCACTCATAGTAATATTCCCATTTGCTGATGGGATGCTTACGTTACTATTGCCATTGAAAATTGAATTACTAGTGGTAGATATACCAGTTAATTGACTGCCGTTACCCAAGAAATATGATGCGGTTACATTTGCACTGAAATTACCTGTATTGGCATTTATTACGTTTGCACCGGTAAAGTTGCCGCCGTTACCCCCACCGGTTGTTATATCACCCAAAACAGTGACATTTGCACTGAAGTTGCCGGTATTAGCACTTATTATATTAGCCCCGGTAATGTTGCCTCCGGTACCTCCACCGGTTGTTATATCACCGGTGATGTTTGTAGTACCTGTAACATTCATACCAGTACCGGTAACAACTACTATGTTTGCATTACCAACTGCACTCATGGTAATATTCCCGTTTGCGGCAGCGATACTTACATTGCTATTGCCATTACTGATATTTGAACTACTGCCACTTGCTATACCAGTTAATTGACTACCGTTACCCAAGAAATATGATGCGGTTACATTAGCACTGAAATTACCTGTACCAGCTACATTCATCCCTGTACCAGTAACAGTTAATGTGGTATTACCTGCTGCTGCTATAGTAACATTGCCGTTTGCTGTTGCTATATAAACATTACTATTTCCGTTTGCAAATACACCAACGAAATTACCTGATGTAGTGTTACCGGAAACATTTAAACTTGATAGTGTACCAACACTAGTAATATTGGGTTGTGCATTAGTTGTTAGTGTACCGGTGAAGTAATTAGCACTTACTAAATTAGCTCCGGTGATATTGCCACCAGTTCCGGCGCCAGCTGTAATATTACCACTAACATTAGCATTACCCGTAACTACTAATCCAGTACCGGTAACCACTACAATGTTTGCATTACCAACTGCCGAAATGTTAATATTCCCGTTTGCTGATGGAATACTTACATTGCTGTTGCCATTAACTATAGCAGTTGCGTTACCCACACCAGTTAATTGACTGCCGTTACCAATGAAATATGCTGCGGTTACATTTGCACTGAAATTACCAGTATTAGCACTTATTACGTTTGCCCCGGAAATGTTACCGCCATTACCAGTGCCAGTTGTTAAATTCCCGATAATGTTTGCAGTACCTGCAACATTCATACCTGTACCAGTAACCACTACTACATTAGCATTACCAACTGCCGAAATGTTAATATTCCCGTTTGCTGATGGAATACTTACATTGCTATTTCCGTTTGCAAATACACCAACAAAATTACCTGATGTAGTATTACCGGATACAGTTAAACTTGACAATGTACCGACACTAGTGATGTTAGGTTGTGCATTAGTTGTTACTGTACCTGTGAAGTAATTAGCACTTATTATATTAGCCCCGGTAATGTTGCCGCCGGTACCTCCACCGGTTGTTATATCACCGGTGATGTTTGTAGTACCTGTAACATTCATACCAGTACCAGTAACAACTACTACATTAGCATTACCAATTGCCGATATATTAACATTGCCGTTTGCTGCTGGTATACTTACATTGCTATTACCATTTGCAAATACCCCAACGAAATTACCTGATGTAGTATTACCGGATACAGTTAAACTTGACAATGTACCGACACTAGTGATGTTAGGTTGTGAATTAGTTGTTAATGTACCTGTGAAGTAATTAGCACTTACTAAGTTAGCTCCGGTAATGTTTCCACCAGTTCCGGCGCCAGCTGTAATATTACCACTAACATTAGCATTACCCGTAACTACTAATCCAGTACCAGTAACAACTACTACATTAGCATTACCAACTGCCGAAATGTTAACATTGCCGTTTTCTGCTGGTATACTTACATTGCTATTACCATTTGCAAATACCCCAACGAAATTACCTGATGTAGTATTACCGGATACAGTTAAACTTGTTAATGTACCAACGCTAGTGATGTTAGGTTGTGCATTTGCTGTTACTGTACCTGCTGTTGATGCACTACCAGCAGAACCAGTACTAATTGCGTATGTTGCATTTGCTACAGTACCTGTTACATTAGCGCCAGCAATTGCACTTAGTCCAATACCATTACCAGTAAATACACCTGTAGTAGCTGTAATGTTAGCTGATGTGATGTTACCACTAACACCCAAGTTACCCAATGTACCAACACTAGTTAAACTAGATGTTACAATAGAAGCGTTAAGTGTTGTACCTGTTAAATTCGCTGCATTTGCAGTGATAGTTACATTTGCTGCTGCTGTTAATTGACCCTGGCCATTAACAGTATAAGTTGGCACACTATCACCATTACCATACGAACCCGCAGTAACGGTCGTGTTACTGATACTAAAAGTAGTACCTGTTAATGTCAACCCTGTTCCCGCATTATATGTGCCTGCACCCGAGAATTGAGTAAATAAAATTGTATTACCAGCAGTACCAATTGCCGCCGGACTGTCAGTTTGTACCCAACCAGTATTATCATATAATGTACCGCCGGTACAGAATACAAAGTCACCTGCTTCTACTTCAGGGACACTATCATAATCAGTTGCACGAGTAATTACAGTAGTAGTACTCCAAGTATAGATGCCGTTGTGTACTGCATTTGCTTCATTTTTAACTATAATACGTGTACCAACGGTTTGTACATCTACCCCATCTATTAAGTAAAATATACCGGTTGTTGTTAAGGTTGCTCCTACCCCACTTGCACCATTATTATATGTTACAATCCCGCTGGTTATATTTGCCAATGTGTCCGGTGTTCCTGCTTGAACTGAATCATGTACATTCAAGCCCTGAGCAACGTCATCAACATATTTCTTTGTTGCTGCATCAAAATCTGCTACAGGAGTCTGTACGTTGGCTATTATAAAGTTATTAACATTAACTTTTCCTGTACCAGTTGGTGTTAGATTAATATTCTGATTTGTGCCGGCTGCGGTAATTGTTACACTTGAAGTTCTACCTACAATATCATTAGTGATGATATTTGTGGTACTAGTAATATTACCCTGAGCTACTATCAATCCAGTGGTGCCTAAGTTACCAACGTTTGCATTGCCACCTACACTTAGGTTACCACCTGTATTTAAGCTACCACCTGTAATATTACCCAATGTCATTATTATTCCACCTACCCCAAGATTCCCAATATTTGCATTTCCTGCAATTGCTGCATCATAAAATGCATTGAATTTAGTATATACATTGACATTTGACCCTGTAATAGTTACTCTATCACTATTTCCCTCAGCCGATAGTGCAATGGTTGAGTTGGCAGCGATACTGATATTGCTATTACCATTTGCAAAGTTTAATGCATTGATGCTGCTAGATACATTTAAATTACCGGCAACTGCTACCCCTGTATTAGCAACTACTAGTACATTTGGAACTCCGTTTGCAGTTATATTGACATTACTGCTATAAGTTACTAAAACATTACTGCTGCCATTAATAATAGCAGTACCTGCAGGTATAGTTAAGTTAGTTAATAGATAACCATCACCACTAACAAAATTAGCTTCTGCTAAGTTACCTAAGTTAGCGTTTAATGATTTTAGATTTCCTGTGAAGTTAGCACCAATAGCCTTGATATTACCACTAACGTTGGCATCAACAGCAACCGTTAATGTACCGGTTGTATTTAAGTTTCCGGCTGCATTTATATTAGCTCCCGAAATATTACCCGTAGCAGAAACTAACCCGCCTACACTCAAATTACTACTAATATTAGCAGTACCGGTGACATTTGCTCCGGTGTTTGATACTACAAGCACATTTGAAACACCGGCCACACTAGTTGTTACATTACCGCTTGTGTTTACTATAACATTACTAGTACCATTGGTCAACGATGAACCAGCACTGATTGTTAAGTTAGATAACAAATAACCGTCACCTTGAAAGAAATTCGCTTTTGCCAAGTTACCTAAGTTAGCGTTTGCTGATGTTATGTTGCCTGTAAAATTACCAATACCGGCATTAACATTATTAATATTTAAATTGCCGGTTATATTTGCATTGCCGGTTATATTGGCATTGCCGGTTATATTTGCGTTGGCAGTATTCAGCCAAATACCAGCATTTATATAATTTGCAGTAACAGCATTATTAGCCTGTAAACTATTGCGTACTAATATATCATTAGTATTAAGTGAAGTTAAATTTGAGTATGCAGCGTCGGCAAAAATGTGCTCATAGACGTAAAGATTACCAGCAATACTTCCGGTACCAGCAGTTCCAATAGAATTTCTGTTGATTGTCAAAGTTGTTGCGGTTACTGTACCGTTTGCGGTTATACTACCGTTTGAGTACATACTACTATTAGCGTTTACCACTCTGGCATTTACAATATCTATATTAGCATTAGAAGTAACAAATAAATTACTTATAGTAGTTGTTTTATCAATAAGAACTGAATCACCTGTTACTATAACAATATTTGCATTACCAGCAGCAGATATAGTTACATTGGCATTTGGAGCTACTTGTACATTACTGTTACCATTAACGATTGCAGATCCAGCTGCAATTGTCAAGTTAGTTAATAGAAAACCGTCACCTTGAAAGAAATTCGCTTTTGCTAGATTACCTAAATTAGCGTTTAATGATGTTACGTTACCCGTAAAATTACCAATAACGGCATTAACATTACCACTATTTGTATTGCCAGTTATATTTGCATTGCCGGTTATATTTGCAGTTACCGCGTTGAGATTAGATGATGTGTTTAAGTTACCTGCTACACTAACTCCTTGAAAAAAAACTCCCGGAGAATCTTCTCCTGTAAATACTGTTAATATATTGTTGAAACCGTTGGCCGATATAGTTACATTTGCGCCACTAGCAATAGCTATATTGCTAGTACCATTGACAAATTTAGGTGCATTAATAGAACCAGTGGTAGTAAGATTACCAGAACCTATACTAATGTTACCAAAAGTTATTCCTAAATTACCTATTAGATTTGCGCTATTTCCTGTAACTGTTAGTACATCGTTGTTACCTGCTACTGATATGGTTACATTAGCACTTGGAGCTACTTGCACATTACTGGTACCATTAACAATTGCAGATCCAGCTGCAATTGTCAAGTTGGTTAATAGATAACCATCACCATTAAAGAAATTCGCTTCTGCTAAGTTACCCAAATTAGCGTTTAATGATTTTAGATTTCCTGTAAAATTACCAATACCGGCATTAACATTACCGCTATTTGTGTTGCTGGTTATATTTGCATTACCGGATATATTTGCATTACGGCCAACTGTCAAATCTCTTCCAAGAGTCACATCCCATGTAGAGTTGAAGTTATTCGCACTAATGTTGCTGCTTGCACTTATTGAGGTTGTTATCAAGTTTTGCAAATTTGATAAGCCCGATACAGTTAGATTAGCACTGATGTTTGCATTACCTGTGATAAAAGCACTACCTGTAACGTTTAGATTGGCCGATGCGATAAGATGATTACCAGATACATTGCCGGTTGCTACTACTATTCCACCGGTACTTATATTACCACCGGATATATTACCAACTACTGCTAATAATCCATCACCTGCTATGTTATTACCCGATAAGTTACCAACAGCATTAACTTCGCCGTATGAAAACAAATTGCCTACTGTTGCATTACTAGTAACTGATGCAGTACCAGTAACTGTTAAGTTCCCTGCAGTAGATAAATTTCCACCGGTAATAGTTGAAGTAACATATAATGTACCACTTATATTAACCGCGTTAGTGGTATTGTTAAATATTAATCCAGCCGCAGCACTTATATTACCGCCGTCGTTATACAATACTTGTGTGTTAGATCCAGGAGATACAATATTACCTGATATATTACCTACAAAGTTACCAAGAAAGTTACTAGCTCTTACATTGCCCAGTTGATAGATAGTTGCTACATTACTAGCAACAGTAACTTCACTAGCCAAGGTGAACTCAGCATTACTATTATCCCAGCCTATAAAGGCTGTTGCCGGGAATCCCGCTCCACCTGCTGTATAGTATTGTAGTAGTTGACCTCGATCTTCACCATCATTAGAAGGTAGAGGTGCTCCATTTGGATATCCGCCGATAGAGATTAATTTTGCACCAGTTACAAAGCTGTTGTTGATTACGGCATTATTAGCGACTAAGTTTCCAGTTATGTTTGCATAACCCAAAATGTTTGCACCAGTACCAGTAACTACTAGTATATTGGCATTGCCATGAACACTTGTTGTTACATTACCGCCCGATGTAGCAATTGTAACGTTACTATTACCGTTAGATATTCCCGTTGATCCAGATCCTTGGGCTATCCAAGATAGATTGCCGGCACCGTCAGTACTTAATATATATCCAGATGAGCCACCTATAATGGTAACATTAGCATTGCTACCTAAATTGGCATTGTTTGCAACTGTGATGTTATTTGTAGTAACATCACCGTTCGCTAATATAACGGTTGTTGAAGTTGCTCCTTCACCTACTGCTATACCACCGACTAAAGTAAAAGGTTTTAATGACATTTTTTAGATAACTCTATATTGTGTAGTCCAAACAGTTGAATTACTGCTAGCTGGAGTTACTTGAAGTTCAATATTAGAATTAAGTCCAACTGATGTAATGTTAACTGCAAGTGATCCTATGGATCCTCCTAAGTTAACTGTACCAAATGTTGAATAATCCGCTGAAGTACCGTCCGTAACTGCCATAACTGTGGCTACACTGTATTTAGCTCCGGTTGAATCAACCCCCTTAACAATAAATTCTACCCCGGTTATAGTAGTACTGGTTATCTGTACTGTTGATATAGTTTGATTTGCAGTGGTTGAAGACGTTGTTACCGTTCCCGATAGAATAGAAGTGTTATTTATACCTATTGCATTAGAAGTTGATATGTTTCCAGTTGCAACTATTAATCCACTAGTACCAAGATTACCAACATTAGCGTTACCAATAACATTAGCAACGCCACTTGTTACCAAATTGCCACCGGTTATGTTTCCAGTAGCTACTATTAGTCCACTTGTACCTAAGTTACCAACATTAGCATTACCGATTACATTAGCAACACCTCCTGTTACC